CACCTCTTCCGCGAACGCCTTTAAGTCAAACTCAGCATTTGGAGTAGTTTTTTCTGTAGACATATGTCTCTCCTGTTGAGTGGTTTTACCCACGGCTTGTGGCGCATCAATTTCGTCAGTATTTACTGCTTCCATCTCATGAGCCTGTTTTTCTTCTTTCGAAAATTCTGCTTTCCATTCATCATATTCTGATTGAGAATCGAATGATTTTGCAATCGAGAACATTGCGGCCTGGTTGCAAGGTACACTTACAACTGACACCTCAAATAGTTCAGCATCCTTTATCATATATCCGTCGGTTTCCTTTATATAATCAGCGTCCTTGACTCGGAAACCCACGGAAAATGCTCCAAGTACGCCATCTTTGATTAATTCTTTTACATCGCCCGCAGACTTAGAGATTCTAGCTCCAAGCTCAAGGCCATTTTCGTTAACTTCTAGTGAAGTTGCACGACCAATTGGTTTGTTATAGTCATGGTTAAAGAGAATAATTGGATTACCTTTAAAGTTTTCCAATCCACCATTCTTAGTCCATGCTTCGTGATCAATTACATCACCAGCTCTATCGGATGCGTTAGTGCTAGCATAACCTTTTATGTTTACGCTACCATCGTCATCTTCGCCTAGTGTTTTAAAAGTAGATGACCAATGAAAGATTTTATCTGACATATTACTTACCTTTTACTTCAGCTTTTTTAGGAGCTGGCTTTGCTTTTGGTTTTGGGGCAGCTTTAGGAGCTTCCATAACAGTATTATCTACTCTCATTTTTGCTTCTATCATCTGTGTCATTCTTGCCCAAGAGCCAAATGCTCTTTTTGCAACTGCAAAACGCATTGGAGCGTCTGCTGCTGCTTTGTATTCGTCTATTGTAGATACTTTGCCCTTAGACATAAAGTAATTCATTAGAGTTTTAAGAATCGCTGGTTTGTTCATTATTTTCCTCTGTTTCTTCAGGCGGTCTGCCACCTTCGCTTGGGTCAGCTGCGCTGCCCGCTATGTTTGCTGGGATTCTCAAATCGTCATGTCCATCAATTGATTCCATGTTCATTGCTTCCCTGACTTCGTTAGGTGTCATTATACCTGTATTAACTAGTGTTGCATAGTATGCTGCTTGGTCTCTTAATTCTGGTTGTAAAGCTGGAACGCCATGTACGTCCTCAGTAATTTTAAATCCAAAGTATCTTTCTAATGCATGATTTAGTTTTCTAACTATAGGTAGTACAGTTTCTAGATAGTACAGTCTGTGGTTAGGTCTAATGTTTGCATTATTACCACCGTCCATAAGAATCGGAGGTACGCCCATAGCTTGCAATATTACTTTTTCATTAGCAGCTATTGATGGTTGGAAGTCTAGTTCTTTAAAGTTTACTTTAGTTAAACTATCTACTTCTAATCCGCCATCTAGTATAAGTGGTCTTCTGCCACCATTTTTTGGATTGTATCTTTGTGCCCATGCTGTTAACATTCTTTCTTTAATTCTGTCGGAAAGTGTGTTAGGACTCTTTAGTACTAATCCTGGAACTGCTCCATTCTTGAAGAAGTTATCCTGAAATTTTCTCATGCTATCTAACAGATACATTGTTCTGTAAGCTGATTTAAGTCTAGGTACACCCCTATAGATTGAATGAAATGAGTTTTCTTTAATATGTATAATTTCTTTCGGGGTGTAGTCTATATGACCATCAAATACATACTTGTTCACATAGGTCTGGGTGTCAGCTTCTATGGTAACTTTGTTAGCAGGTAAATGATAAAGATGGGCACCATCAAAATAAATGAAGATGTTACCATCTATCAGTAAGTCAATAATTAGATTTCTCTTAAAACTATTGATATCCTGAAAAGGGTTTGGCTCTTTGTTTAGTAGTAAGTCTACTTTTGTTCTACGAATATTTTGTACTATTGGAGTAATACCTTGTATTTTTTCTCCGATGTCAAAAGGAATATCAGCACTGTCGTCAACAATCATGTTAACTGCTCTATTCACTACCTCTAGTTCTTCGTAAGCTGAGCGATAATTATCTTTCTTCTCACGAGTATCTATCGACATTCCTTCATCGTAGGCAATGAAATTTTGAGCAGAATTTAACTTCTCCTCTCTATCTATCCCTAAGAATCTATCATACCATGCCATATTTGTCTCTCTGTATCTCCACCCATCGTTTTTGTTTTGTTGCTGTTGACAGCTTTGGCCTTTTGCCATATATACTATGTAATCGTAAGTGATGAGTTTTACATAGTGTAGCTGCTTCGTCGTATACTTCGATTAAGTGTTCTTCAATGAACTGTTCTCGAAGATTCATAATTTGGTCGGCTGAGGTAATAGTTAATTTATTTACCTTCATCCAAGTATATAGTAACTCGGTCATTCCATAGAAATGGTGAAACTCTAAGTTGTCTATAGCTCCACAAATATAGCACTGGGTCTCTTTTTGATAACCTGATTTGGCTTTGTCCCGTACGTACTTGACTAAATCTCTTTTTAAATCCATAAATTCCTATTACTGAAAATTATACCAAAATTTCACCTTTTTGTCAAGAATAATTTTTTGGTAGGTCATAAGTTAGAAGCTTCCACTAGATGTCTCAAAAGTGTAAAGCGCATATCTAAGAGCGTCAGCCATGTGACTTGCCATGTTATGTTTTGGCTTTTCTCTTAGTAAATTAGGATTTGGATCCCATTGGTATTGGTCTACACATATTAAAGCTTGGGAACATCTTTGGTCTATGTGTAAAGTGTCGTTATCTATTATACCAGCTACTTGTCCTATACCATCTAGTACGGACTTTTTAGCATTGATAGTAGATATATCATAATTCTGAGCAAAGTCAAAACGTGTTTGTTGCGCAGCGGAGTCTATGTATATATAGTCTATATTATACTTATTTATCATTTTATTGATTTCTATAGCATGCTGTTCAGTAGTTCTTTCAGCGTCCATGTACTCATCTATGAGGTAGTATTTATTTTCGTCCCAATCATATGCTATAACGCATAAAGCTGTTGGGTCTTTGTAGCCTACGTCTAATCCTGCGAAAACATCCATCTTGCTAGTATCTAAACGTTCGAAATCTCCCACCTGAGTTTCAAAGTTAAAGTTCCATACTTGCCCTTCATAAGTATTAAAGTCAGCTAAGTACTCTTGTGAAAACTCTGATGCTGACATAGCTTTCTTAGCTTCATGTATGTCTTGTTCGCTAATTCTTGGATTTTCATGATAAGTTGCTTTAACTGAACACCAGTCACTAAACTCATTACTAAACCCTCTGTGGTAAAAGTCAGCAAACCAGTTATTTCGCCCCCTTGGAGTTGAAATAAACACTGCTTTACTATTTTCCTTATCAAGCGTTGGTCTGAGTGCCACGTTGAATGCATCTTTGCCATCAGCTAGTGCAGCTTCGTCAAAGATGATTAGGTCATAACTTCTACCAACTGTAGAGTCCACCTGATTTACAGAACCCATACGTATAGTAGAACCGTTAGATAGTTCTATAACTTTATCTTTCGCATTATCTTTTGTTACTTCTAAGTCAAAGTGTTTAATCAATTGTCTTTGTAAATCAAAGGATATTTGTGAAAGAGCGTAGTTCGGTGACATAATTAATATGTTGGAGCCTGGCACGAGTGATACAAGTTGTCCTATGACATTTGCAATATACGTTTTTCCTTGTCGCCTTGAAAGGGCGGCACACACGAATCTATACTTTGGATTATTTATGGCATTGATTAATGCCTTCTGCGAGCTATTAGGTTCAATACCTAATAGATTCATATATTCTGAAATAGGAAGTTTAATGAATCTTTCTGATTGATTAAATTCCATTAGTTCAGAACTAATAACATCTGTTCTACTTATTTCTAACATTTAATGAATTGTTGTATGTTTTTTTATTACTTCTGTGAGTGACTCAATATCACGTCTATCTAATACATTACACTGGTCGCATAAGTTTAAGAGGTATAAGTACCCCATACATAAGCTTTGGACAGTTTCATCTGCATGAGTTACAACCCCACGTTGTTCGGCCTTTTTGTTTAATACATCAAGGGTAACTGCTGCGGTTTCTGCGACGTCTTTGAGCCAGTTATCTAACACTAGCTATACTTAACTGGTGTACCTAATACTGTCGCAGCTGCGGCAAATATTTGGTCAGTTGGGTCTTTCATGATGATTGTTATTTCACCATCTGCTAATGTCATTGTACCTAGTGTTGCGTCTGCGGCGTTAGCTACAGTTACAAGTTGGTTTGCTGCGCTAGCGTTAAATAGTCTTACTTGCGTTGAATCCGCAAAAGTAGAGGCTGCTCCCACACTAGTACCACAAGCAGCTTCTGCTGCGTATAATCTCATGGACATTTATTTCTCCTTTGTTTTCTTTGCTTTTTGTTGAGCTTTTAACATTGCATCTTTGATATCGACTTTACCATCAAGGTTTTTGTCTTTACCATTTACCATGTTCCAAACTTTTAAAGCTGTTTCTTTAATTTTGTTTACCATTTTACTTTATTTGCCCAATAAGCTGCCGACATTTTAC